GGATGGGAAATCTCAGATATGGCAGCGTCCCCCAGCTTTGCTACTCTGTTGGCGGGCTTGGGAGGCGCCACATTAGGCGGCGTCATCTCGTATTTTATTGCGCGGCAGACCGCCAAAGAGACAGCTGAGCGCGATGAAGACGCGAGAATGTCCATTGAAAAGGCCCAGGCACTGAGCGGGCTTGTGAACACCATGCAACTGTCCAACCGCCTTTTCACGCTAAACCACAGGCTCAAGGAAGCCGCAAATCCACCAGATGGCGCCCAGCCATGGCAAATACTTCAAGCATCAGCGGGTCAAAGCAACAAAGCACCGGATTATGTTGCTGCCGAGTTTATTCCGTTTATCAACGCCGGCCATGCGGACTTCGTCCATCGAGCGCTTTTGCTGGCAGATCGGGTAGACGCCATCGAGGCGGCATATCAAACCTACAGCGAGCACAGGCTGCGGCACGAGCAGTTCATGTTACCCTTCAGCCACTTCCAGAACGGCGCGATGGTCACCGCCATTCCTCCTCAGAATCGGAGCGAATTCGACTATCGGGCAAATCTGCTGAACAAGCTCATTGCTGAGATGGCCGATTATTGTGAACGCGACTTCGCGGACGCAACCGGTCTCATTCGCGAGATGAACAAAGCCTTCCTTGATTATTTCAAGGAGCGAGCAAACTTTCGGCTTGATATGCAAGATGCACAAGACACTACCCAAGTAGCCGCGTGACCTTCCCCCCGCCAAGCCGTGGGCACACACCCACTGTTTGGTTCCGACCCTATGCCGCCTTCTGTCCCACCTTTGGCAGAATGTCTGGCGGGGCGTCCTCTCCGAACTGATCCTTATCCATTAGCGCCAGCTCGTCCTCAGCTGTGCGATCCAGTGGCACCACGCCACCTGCCTTAAGCCGGTCGAATGCAGATCGCCACGAGATGGCCGTCGACTGCCAGGCCGCGACGATCGCAGTGATCTCCTGCCCCGAGAGCGAATGGTCGAAGAAGTCCAAGTTCGGCGTGACCTTCACTTCGTCAGGGTTAGCACCCATCCAAACAGCGACGTTCTTAAGTGCCCTTTCAAGCCCCGAGGCCGAAGTCATAGCAATGCCCTTGAGCGTTGAGTGCTGGCTATCGAGGCGAACGCGCTTGGCCTCGCCGCTTTCGTTTGCGCCACCCTTCTCGGCAAGCATCTGCGCGCCGAACATCACTGCCCGGTCGTAGGCCTTCTGGATCTCATTGTGCTGGGCCTCGGCGCCGGCACCCGTGAACTCAAGGAACTTGCCGTCACCGTCCTTGGGTAGAACCCATATGTTTGCACCACCAATGCCCTGGGGAACGTGGCCTTTCTCGATCGCGTCTTGCGGGTTCTCATAGCCGGAGACAACAGGGGTCGGCTCGGCGGTGTAATGCAGCGTCTGACGCAGATCAGCGTCAAGCTGGTAGATGCGGACAGAGAGTTTGGCGAGGCCGTACAGCGGCACATCGTCGGGGTCAGGGCGAAGGTCATTGGTGTTAATGAAAACGAACGGCAGGAAGCCTAAGGGCTGGCGTTTGCGGTCCTGCGCGGCGACCTCCTCACCGGGTTCAAATTTTCCATCCGCACCGGACCAGACACGAGCCATGTAGCGCCCGGTGTCCAGGTAGCATTCGCGATATTGTTCTTTTTGCTCCCACTCGTTGGTTGCCCGATCACGGACCATGCCGCTTTCATCGAGCACCACGAAATCTGCGGCCTGGTTGTCGTCTACGTCCCAGTTGATGATGGACTCTGACACGTACCCTGCAAGGTATGGATTGCCCGCCGCGTCGATCCCCGGAAGGATGCCGTAGCGGCCTGTAGTCATAAGCTCTGTGGCGATGCGCCGATGCAGCGCTTCCAGAGTTAGGCCGTCGCGAGTTGCCTTTTCCATCAGCGGTTGGAGGGCGCTAGGCAGTTCGATTTCTGCTGCCTGATCGAGAATGGTCCCGACGGCCCCGCGCACAGTGAGCGCCACGAGGTCAGGAAACTCAGCGCGCGCCTTGTATGCGTCGTATGCGGCCATGGCTAAGGCCCGATGCGAAGTGCTCTCCATGAGCTTCGCAAGGCCGGTCTTTATCGGCAGGTACTTGGCGCCCGCCTTCTTGATGTCGTCTTCACCGGAGAACGCGGCGCGCATCAGCTCCCATGAGGGCGCGAACTGATCATAGGCGGGGTGTCTGACTTTAATGTCGAAGGTCATCAGAGGAACCCCGTGAATACAGCTGACGAAGCCGGGCCAGTCTTGTTTTCGATAAGCGCGTTGAAAGCGCGGCTGGTGCTGTCCGCGTCATCGTCATGTGTCGCCTCTGGGAAGCCCTCAAGCGCCGTAAACCAGTCCTCGTTCCAAGCCCCTCGAAGGATCAAAACGTTGCCCGCCTCGGCTTGAGCTGAGAACGGGCTGAACCGTGTAACCTTGTCGCCGCTTTCGGGCGTGGCCCGTGCCGTGAAGCCGGACAGCAGCTTGATCAGGTTCGCGACCTGCGACTTACCCGCCTGCCCCGGATCCTGCGGCAACGAAATTTCCGTCTCACGCCCATCCTGGTCGGCAGTGTTCTTGATCAGCGTCTCGACGCCGTTGGGCGACAGATACGCCTTGGTGTGATGGCCAACGACATACCGGCCGTCCGGTAGCTTGCCGATCTTTGTACCGGCAGTGCCGTCTGGATCGTTGCCTTCAACCTTCGGCGTTGCTGCCAAGTCCCAGCCACGCATCCATCGGACGCCAGGGGGTACCGCATCTATGACCTGGCACCAGCCACGCTGAAACAGCATGCCAGCAGCGGGCCGGATTTTCCAGTTGCCACCGAGAAGGCGCTCACGCTCAACAGTAGGCAACGCCATAAGGTTGGCGAGATAACCGGGATCGGCCGCCATAAGCGCGCGATTATCGCTCAACTTCGCCGGGATGAACGTCACCGACTTCGGCGGGATCGGCGTTTCGATGCCGTCCTCGTTTGGCGCCGTGTACTGGGAAAGCTCCTCAGGCTTGTCCGCCCAGATGAGCTTGTCGCCTATGCGAACGAACCAGCGCAGCACGCCGGCCCGCTCGGGGATTGGCAGGCCCGTTGCCTGATTGATCCACCACGAAATGAACTCGGCAACCCAGCTGTCAGCGTCGGGATTGCACGTCGCCCTTACATAAGGACGAACGCCGGACATCGATCGGTTGCGGCTGAGTAGGTACCAGAACTGCTTGGCCGTGAAGTGCGTCAGCTCATCGAAGCAGATGAGCGGGATTTGCGAGCCCTGCCAGTTCTGGGCCGACTTCTCGTGTTCCAGATGCGCAAACGCTACCGATGCGCCGGACGGGAAGGTCCATGACAGATCGGGAGCACTGCGCGCCTTGGCCGACAGGTTCGGGTAGAGCTTTTCGCTCTCGTCCCACAACCCGCCTTCGTTTCGGACTTGGACCAGCGTGCGCCGGAAGAACACGGCGCCGAACTGCGGGTTTGCCACATGGCGCAGCGGCTCCATCAGGAGCGCCCAAGTCTTGCCGCCGCCGGCCGAGCCTCCGTAGATCGCGATATCCGCCGGTGAGGCAAGGAACGTTGTCTGTGGCCCAGGCTGGGGGCGAATGATTGTTTGGGCGCCCTGCCCTGCCTCAACCCCTGCCATTGTCGGGCAACTGGAAGATCGTCACCGGCGACACTGGCACCGGCAAATCCTTTCCATCCTTCCCGGTGAGCTCGCGCCGGTTCGTGTAACTGTCACCGACCTCTTTGGCAGCCTGCTCCATAAGTGAAGCTGCCAAAACCATATTGCCCTGGGCCTCTGCCTTCTCCGCCATGCGCTGCAAGGCACGGAGACGAACGGCACGATGGCTGATGGCGATCTGTGAAGTGTCTTCGAGGAAAGCCTTGCGGGTCTCTTCGAAGAGCAACTTCCATTTCTCGGCCAAGTTCGCGCCGGCCTTCTTGTTGGGGTCGTAACCTTCAACGGCCTGGCGGGTAATCTCCTCGCCGTATTCCTTCTTGACCGCTGCGACGACCGTTGACGGACTATCGAAGCAGGCGAGACTTTGAACGACGAACGTCTGAACCTCTACCGAGAGCTTGCCTTTTGCCATTGGTGTGTCAGGCTCCGGTCAGGAGGAATACAAATGCTCAGCGTGATGTATCCGGCGGGAATGGACCCAATTGCAGGTCTCGCTAAGGTTAGAGAAATTTTCGCGAGACAGAACATCGGCGAACTTACGCTTCACCGTCGTAGCCAAGGCGCAATTGTCAGCGGCAACCTGAATCAACTGCTGGCATTTCGCGTAAGTCTTGACGGCTTCGAGACAAGTCTTCTAGACGGCCCGTAACCGACACGTTCCGCATGCCTCGGCAATCTTCACGTCTGCAATCTGTGGCCGCGCATTAGCTGCATCGACCATCTCTTGAACGCCAGCGGCACCAGCGCCATACCGACGAACGACGCCGACAAACTCTTCCACGTCATGGCCGCGAATGGCGAATGCCGGCGCGCCGTTCTTGCGGAACTTCGGGGCGCCGAATGGATCACGCTCTTGCCCTGCGTGGTAAAGCTCGTGCTCAA